ATCAGTAAAACAACAAGGAGAGTCTAAATGACTGAACAAGTAAACGAAGTTACTCAAGAACAAGTAACAGATGCACCGAAACCTGAACTTAACTTAAATGATTTGGCTGCTATTCGAAATTTAATCGAAGTAGTAACTCAGAGGGGTGCCTTTAAAGCTAACGAATTATCATCCGTTGGAGTGCTATTCGACAAGGTCAATGCATTCTTAGAGGCTGCAAAAGCACAGTCAACACAAGCACCACAAGGAGAATAACATGGCAGATCTAAAACATGTAGGAAAAATTAAAGCTACAGGAAAAAAAGTACTAGTAGCATTTAGAACACTTCCAGGTGATGCGTATAATTGTTTAGTAGTTCCTACAGAGAATCTACTAGACGACCAACATAATTCTCTTATTCAACTTGTTGAAAGTCCTGCGGCTCAGCAAGCATTTGAGTTTCACGAAGTACTTGCAAGAGCAAAGTTTCCAGATGGTAGTACTATGCTTCCTACACTACATGTTCAAGGAAAGCTAATTAAAGTAGGCACTGATAAAGTAGAAATGACTCCTAACTTTCAAGCATCAATTTCTTTGGCAGAGCTTAATCAATTGATCGCTGAACAAAGAGGAACAGCAGTTGATGACCTTTCAGTCAAGGATCCAAATGCTGTGCCTCCGAACGTAGAAGTTCAAGAAGTTGCCACTGTAAAAGACATTAGTAATGCAGGTAAAACAACCTCAGGATCTGTTAATGAAGATGTACAGCCTGTTGTTTCTGCTCCATTGTCTGTTGAAGATCAAGCTAAGAAATTCCGCAGTGATGCAGATCGTCTAAGCAAAGAAGCGGCAGAACTAAGACGCCAGGCAGAAGCACTAGTTCCAACTACTAAAAAGAAAAAAGAAGCAGTAAGTGAATAATGGGAAGACTCTTCCCAAAGATGTAGTAGATTTATGGCCTGAGATATTCGGGGAAGTTACATTAAATGTAGTTCCCCTTGTTTATGTACACACTATTGAAATTACATTTAAAAACACCAAAGTTTGGGAAATAGATTTTAAAAAAAACTTAAAGGCTCAGAGCTGGGATGTCTTTGAAAAAGAAATCAAAGAAATTATTCGCCAATACGAAGATGACATTGATAAAATTGATTTCAAGTTAGACACAGATCGTATTAAAAAAGACATGATCAAACACACTAAAAAATTCTTAAACAATAGAAAGTTAAAATGAAAGTTAAGTTAGTATCTTATAGCAAGCCCACAGAAGAATTTCAAAATCAAGACATTGAAGATGCTCTTGATCTTGTTGCATACTGTGCTCGTGTAAGTAATCCTGCTAATCAGTTCAATACAGAAACTAGTGAAAAACTAATTAAGTATTTGATCAAACATCAACATTGGTCACCTCTCGAAATGGTTTCAGCTTGTATTGAAATTGAAACTACTAGAGATATTGCTCGACAAATTTTACGTCATCGTTCATTTAGTTTTCAAGAGTTTAGTCAACGCTATGCTGATCCTACAGCAGAATTAGGCGAAGCGTTTGTAGTCCGTGAAGCACGTTTTCAGGACACAAAAAATAGGCAGAACAGTGTTGAGTTTGATATGAACGACGAAAGCCAACGTTTACTGGCTATTGAATGGGAACGTGCTCAAAAGCGTGTGCTATTTGCAGTAGAAAAAGAATACAAATGGGCTATTGCAAATGGCATTGCTAAAGAACAAGCTCGAGCCGTTCTTCCTGAAGGACTTACAGTAAGTCGCATGTATATGAACGGAACTATCCGTAGTTGGATCCATTACATTAACTTGCGTAAGGAAAACGGAACGCAAAAAGAACACATGGAGATTGCTCAAGCATGTGCTAAGATTATTTCCGAAGTATTTCCTTTAGAAATTTAATTTAAATGTTTTATACAACCAATCGAAATCATTAATCCTATGAGTTTCGGTTGGTTGTGTTTCGGCAAATAGTTTACCTGCTACTGCTCCTGCAATAGCATATTCCCCAAACAATTTATCAGCGCCTTGTGTACACCATGTATCAAGGCGCTGTTCTGTTTCTTCCGTTACTTGTCTATTAATAGATTTGCTGGCTAATTTAACACATTCTCTAAATGCACTTTTCCATGTGTTAAAAGGATCTGTATTAAACGCTGTAATGTTGCTGGCGTTATCCATTATTTTAAAATTGTTACTGATACTAGTTGTCATATCAGTTGAACTAGTGTCCATACCTAGTGTTAGTTGTCTAGGTAAGAGTTTAACTCCTCCATATCCGTATTCTAAATTATTAATAGGATTTTTACTTCTCCATACATGAACTGTTTCAGCGTCCCATGTAGGTACGTGATAGTCAAAGTTGAAACTGTCTAATATTAAAGCATCACCGTCAACTACCCAGAATAACGGAGTATCAGATATTTCAGCTGCTTTTATATGAGCATTATGAATACCTTTAACTCCGTGTACTCTTTTAGCAGTAGGTTGTTTATCTTTTAGTGCTTGGAAATTACTGTCTGCATTAGGTTCGTTATAGCTTATAAAGACAATATCATAAATTTTAGATTTTGGGGTGCTTGCTTGTATGTTCCATTCTTTGCGGGTAATCAAGAATCTACTATTAAATTCTCTTTCACTAACTGGTCGATGCTTACTCATTAACATAATACCATCATAATGATCCCCGTTAAGAAATACATGATTCATTTTACGATCATATTCATTGTCATGACTAAAATAAATATCAAACTTAAAAGAAGGACTAATGACGATATCATCAGGCACTACCCAAAACATCTCAGTTGGGGAATCTGTTAATGCTTTTAAATAATCTTGATAAGATTTAATTGACAACATACTGCTGATATGTTACAGGACCACTAGCAACAATATCCCACTCTTTACGTTCTAATGGAGTCCTATACTCTATTTCACGTTTGCTAAGAGGTTTGTTTTTACTGCAAAGGAAAATACCGTTGTAGCTGTCTTTATCTCCAACACGATGTATAAATGCATGTGTTTGACCTCTATCATAACTGTTGTGATGACTAAAATAAATGTCAAACTCAAAATCTAAGGCTGTAGCAATGTTACGGCTTGTCATCCAAAACATCTCTGTTGAACTTCTTTCAAGTGCTTCTTGATATTCTTCCCATGAGTCAATGTAAAAAATATCGTACTTCTTAGGAACACTTGCAACAATATCCCAATCTTTTTTATTTGTTAAAAATCTGTACTTGAACTCTCTCTCACTTATAGGACTGTGCTTACTTAACAGCATTACTCCGTCATAGTGCTCACCATTTAAAAATACATGATTTGTCTTTCTATCGAAATCGTTATCATGGCTAAAATAAATGTTAAAATCAAAGTTAGAATCTAACTTAACGTCATTAGGTATTACCCAAAATAGTTCAGTAGGACTCTTTTCTACCAGTTCTAAATATTGCTCATATGTAGTTACAAGTCCGCAATAGTTTTCATAGTTTTTAGGAAGGCTTGCTACAATGTCCCACTCTCGACGATGGATTGGAAATCTATGTTCAACTTCTTTCTTGCTTAATGGCTTATTCTTACTGCAAAGAAATACGCCATTGAAAAAGTTAGACACCGGAGTTTGATGTACAAATGCATGATTTTGATTTCTGTCATCAGTATTGTAATGGCTAAAGTACATGTCAAACTTAAAGTCAGCATGTGTTTCTAAGTTCTTACCGGTCATCCAAAACATTTCTGTTGTAGATGTAGTTAGAGCTTCTTGATATTCTTCCCAAGAATCAATATAAAAAATATCATATATTTTAGGAACACTTGCCTGTACATCGATTTCTTTTTTCTTAATAAAAAATCGATGCTTTAGTTCTCTTTCTGATACATTTGCATTTTTAGGAAATAAACAGACGCCGTCGTAGAACTCGCCATTTTTAAAAACGTGTGTATAAGGTCTGTCCCATTCTGGGACTTTATAATCAAAATTAAAATTTAGATTTAGCTTTAAATCATCCCATATTACCCAAAACATTTTTGTCAAACTCATTTGTTTAGCTTGAGCAAAGTTATCAACTTGTTTTGCTAACGGAAATCTTATTTTTAATTTTTGATATTCGTCGTTACTTTTACCTACAAAAAATATATCGTACATCGTTTACCTCGTGATATAGTAATTATCAACACAAGAGGGACATCAAAAAATTTTAACTATAGTCGCCGTATTCATCATCTCTAACTGTGTCTAATGTAGCACAGTGAGGGCCGCCACTGAGTGTACGACAATGACGCATTACTACAGGCATAATATCAAAACCGTTTCTTTCTAATTGTTTTATTAAATGAGTTTGTCTCGATTCTACTGCAACTAGTTTATCGCTAATGCTTAACACATTCATTCCTAACCAAGGACTAGCTGTAGCCCAATCTTTAACATAAGGAGTTTCAATAGGATCTTCGGACCAAATCTTTTTCCAATTTTTAAAATATTCTGGTAAATTATTTTCGTTAACTCTACTAGGATTTAGCAATACTGTTCCTGCTGCCAAAGGAAGAATTGTAGTATCTACATGTACGTAAGCATAAATGTTATCCATTACATGAACTTTATAGCGATCACCTAATGTACTCTGTAACCATTTTGCACCCATCCTATTGCCGCTGTTGCTAACAAGATAGAATATATCCTTGCCACACTTAATGACATTAGCAGCATCAAAAGCTGGTTCAAAGTCTGTAAGTGTAGACTTACTTAGATCTGTACGATCATATAATGCATCTAACAATTCACCTTTAGGAGCACTGATCCAACGACTGCCTGCGTTAAAGTAGTTCTTAAAAATATCTTTGTAAGCAAAGTTTTCAAAGTACCTTGCACGTAAAGGCATAGGTGTTTCTATAATAGTGTCGCCTATAATTAGTGTGCTGTCTCTTGGGCAATAACCATAATAAGCATCTGTAGACCAATAAGGATTACTGTGTTGTGTAGCATAATCAAACACTTTAGGTCGGAGAACTTTAACACCTACAGACTCTAACTGTTTTTGAAATACATCTAAATCTTCTACAGTTTCTTCAATAATCTGATCCGGATAATAACCTCCTGGCAATCCATTAACTATGTCGTAGTTAGCATAGTCTACACAATGTATGTCGTGTCTTTTAATACTAGGAACTTGTGCATATTCAGCACGACCTAGTATAACTTCTTTTAGTGTTCCCCACTCTGTATTTGAATTAGCTTTTAACATCATTTATTAGATAACCTTGTATTTCCGTAATGAATAACATTCACACCTAGTATAGGTGCAAGTTTTCTGCATGTATCTATAACAACTGATCCTTTTGGCCAAATGATTTGTTCTACCCAATCTTCCCAATAAGAAATTAGATAGACTTCAGCTTTAGGAAAAAAATTGTCCCCAGTGTTTAAATCGTAGTAATTTAAAAATCCGCCGTGTTTAGAAATGTAATGTCCAACTAACATACTAGGAGATCCTACAGTTACATTTACTTTAGGTTTGTAACTTTTACCTACAATACAAACTGTATTGCCAAAATCTAAACATCGTTGCGCCATTCTTTCAGCTTGAACTTCTCTGGATACAGAAATTGCTTCAAACAAATCATAACCCAAATCAAGTTTTTTAGACAAATATCGTTGTGCTATATTATCTCGAGGTTGGCAAGCGCCGCCTGCACCCATACCTGCTTTCATGTAACTAGCACTAGTAATCATCTTTGTAGATTTCATTAATGCATTTCCTACTACATCTACGTCAATGTTTCCATTAGATTCAGCTACATCTTGTATCATATTGATAAAGCTTAATTTCATACTGATAAATGTATTATAAAACATTTTAATACTTTCAGCTTCATCCCAAGTTCCTACTTCGTAACGAGGATTGTTTTCCATTAACGTCTTATAAAAATCAACTAGTACTTCAGGAGTAGATCCATCTTCTGTACCAATGATAATCATTTCTGGATTTGCCATATCTTGTTTAACCGTGCCCATTGCAATAAGATAAGGGTTGTATACAAAGGTAGCATTTGGAATATATTTTATTAAATGATTTCTTACTGTGCCAACTAATACTGTTGAAACTAATACAACTATTTGATTCTTATCGACATATTTGTTAATTTCAATTAAACAATTAATTACTGTATCATATAAAAAATCTCTAGGAGGTAAGTGACTAGAAGGAGTTTCTCCTCCATATTCTTTATCATGAGGAGTTGGTACAGCAATAAAGATTATGTCTTTTCCT